TTCCGCGCGCTGGTGGTTCGCCGGCGGAAGCGACGCCGACAGCGAACCTGTCGTCACCCGCTGGGGCGGGCGAGACTACTGCGCCGCCTGCGAACCCGGCTGCGACGCCTGCCCTCTGACCACGGTCACGCGGGTCACGCCGGACGGCGAGCGGATCACCGAAGAGGAGCCGCTCCCGCCCGAGGGCGAGGACTGCTGGTCGCTGATCCTCGATAGCCGCAGCCAGGTCCGCGTCGCGCCCATGGGTGGCGTCGTGGGCCTGGACTTCTCCGCCGTGTTCGACCTGGCCCGGGCGCGAGGCCTTCCCGTCGCGCTTCTCGCCGACGTCCTACCCCGCGTCGAACCCTTCATCGTCTTTGCTTGGAGCCCGCCGGAATGACGACGCGTCAAATCTCCTATCGCCTGAAGGCCGACGGCAAGGCCGAGCTGAAGCGCGACGCGGCGGAGGCTGGGGCCGCCCTGGAGGAAGCCGGTGATCGCGGCGCAGCGGGTTTCGAGCGGACCAACCGCGTTCTCAAGGCAACCGGCGAACTGTCTGACGGCCAAGTCGCCAAGTATAAGAAGCTTGCGCTGGCGGCTGCTGAAGCTCAGCGCGCGGAAGAGGCCCAGGCGCGGATCAATGGCGTGCTGGGTGTTGGCACTGGCCCGCGCTTGCGGCCGTCCGACTTCCTGACGGGCGAGGAACTCGGCGGGCCGGCGGGTCTCACCCGAGGGCAGCGAGCTGGGCGGCTCAATCTGGCGCGGCAGGGCGCGGACATTTTTACGACAGGCGCCATGGGCATGAGCCCCACCATGATCGCGATCCAGCAGGGGCCGCAGATCATAGACGCTCTGGCGCAAGCCGGGATCAAGGCGACGCCCGCAATTATCGCATTGGGCGGCTCGGTTGCGGGCGTAGCGGCGGCCGTGATCGCGGCGGGTGTCGCCCAAAACCAGTACGAGCGGAGTGTCCGGGACGTCGAGACCGCAACGCGAGGGCTGGGCGCGGCGGCGGGCATGACCGCCGAGGGCGTGTTGGCCCAGGCCGAGGCGGCGGCGCAGGCCGGGGACATCACCTTGAAGTCGGCGCGCGAGTTTTCTTCGCAGTACGTCGCCACCGGCAAGATCGGCCAAGGCGTGCTGCAAGATCTGGTCGCCATGACCAAGGACTATGCCGCCACGACCCGCCAGGACGCCGCCGGTGCGACCAAGGAACTGGCCGCTGCGTTCTCGGACCCGGCCAAGGGCGCTAAGGATCTGAACGACAAGCTGCACTTCCTGCGCACCGCCGAGCTGGAGCATATCGAGAACCTGGCCCAGGCCGGCCGAGAGGCCGAGGCGCAGGCGATCTTGGTGGACAAGCTGAAGGGGTCGCTACTGGACGCCTCGGATGCGACGTCTAGCTGGGGCCGGGTCGCCGATACCTTGGCGCTGAAGTGGGACCGGGTCTGGGACTCCGTTGGTCGGGCGATCGACCGCATGGTCACTGGAGGCAGTAGCGCGGACAAGGTCGCGGCGGCCAGGCAGACGATTGCCGATGCGGACAGGGCGCTGGCCTCGGAACCGGAGTGGGCTCGCAATATCCCAGGGAGCGCGGCGGCGGACTGGGTGAAGAGGCGGCGCGAGGCGCAGGCTCTCATTGACCAGGAGTACCGCAAGTACGTCGCTGACATGGACCGTCAGCGCGACGCTGCGCTCAGCACGCGGGATTCCGACCGCCAAGAATTGGTTGACCGCTACAATCCTGACGCTGGCCGCCTTCGCAAGGCCAAAGCGGACCGTGACAATCTGGTGCGCGTCGGCACGCCCGACGAGGCCAGCAAGAAGGCGTTGCGAGACCTCAATGCCGACATTCGGGCCATGGAGGCGGGCTACAAGAGCGCGGCCGACCAGGCCGCCGCCGTCGGCCGTCAGAACCGCCAAAACGCCAAGGAGAACCGACAAGCCGCCGCTGAAGCGCGCAGAGAGCAGCGTGAGCGAGACGAGGCGATCCGCCTGGAGGGCCTACGCGCCGACCATGCACTCGACAACCAACGGAGGCTCGCTCAGGCGCGTGGCGATGATAGCGCGCTCGACGTGCTGACTCGTCAGGGTCGGCTGCAAGACGAGATCAACCGTTACCTTCGCGAAGGCTTCAGCATCACCCAGGCCACGGCGAATGCCCGTGCTCAGGTTCGCGACGAGATGGAAGCCGAGTCTGATCGGCTTCGTAAGGAGCGCTCCAATCCCGAGGGCTTCGTATCGTCAGCGGACAGCATTGCCGCTGCGCTGAAGGGCGGCTCCATCGAGCAGGCGAGTTGGCTGAGTATCTACGGGGACCGCCTGCGGCTGAGAACGCGTGACGCGTTCGAGGACGGATTGCTCGCAGGCATGGATGGCGGAAACTTCTTCGAGGTTTTCGCGGACCGCCTGAAGTACGCCGCCGCGTCGGCGCTCGCCTCTAGCCTGACCAAGGAACTCTTTGGGTCGCGAGAGGGCTCAGGCACGGTCGGCCTGATCCAAAAGGCCCTCAAGTTCCTGCCGAAGTTCGCCGCCGGTACGGACTTCGCCCCGGGCGGTCTCTCGCTCGTGGGCGAGTACGGTCCGGAAATCGTCAACCTGCCGCGTGGCTCTGGCGTTCGGTCCGCCCTGGACACGCACGCCATGATCCAGAACGCCGCCGTCAGGGCCGCCAACACGCCCGCCCTGCCGCCGGTCCAGATCACCTACGCTCCGTCGTTCGACGCTCGGGGCGCAGGGCCGCGTGAGGTCGAGGAACTGCGGGCGCAGATGGCGGCCGATAGGGCCTCGTTCGAAGCCCGCGTCACCCAGGCCGTCCAGGATGGCCTCAACCGCCGCAAGATCCGCGTCTGAGGCTCTGCACATGACGATCGTCTTCCCCCGCCCGATGCCGGCGGCTGGCGCAGCGCGCCAGGTGTTCGAGCTGAAGCGCGTGGACTACCTGTCGCCCGAGGCCGGCGGTCGCCTGGGCGCGATGGCCGGCGGGGTGCCGCTCTGGTACGCCAAGTGGACCCTCGGCCAGGGCGGCCAGCAGCGGTCCGAGGAATGGCAGGCCTTCGTCGACAGCCTTGACGGACCCGCCCGGCTGTTCATCGGCGAGGATCTGAGCCGCCCTTACCCGCTGGCCTATCCGAACGGATTCGCCGGGATGGTGCGCGCCGGCGGCGGAGCGTTCGACGGCTCGGCGGCGGCGTGGTCGCGCCACCTGGGTGACGACGGCCAGGCTCTGGTGGCGCTGAACGGTCTGCCGGCGGGCTTCAAGATCGCCCGGCGCGACTATCTGGGCTTCCGCTGGGAGACTGGCGGCGTGGCGCGCCGCGCCATGGTGCGTTTCGTGGAGTCCGTCACGGTCAACGAGGCGGGGTGGATTCCGCAAACGGCGATCCGGCCGGCGATCCCCATGGCGGTGCCCAGCAACGCCGTCGCCCATTTCGACCGCCCGGGGTGCCTGATGCGGCTGATCCCGAGCGAAACCCAGATGGGCGAGATGGATCGTCGCCTGGCGGCGGCCGTCACGGTCGCCGCATTGCAGGACATCTTGCCGTGAAGGTGTTCGGCGAGGCCGCCACGGCCGCGATCGAGGCCGGCGAGGCGATGGGCGTCGGCGCGGTCTTCATCGGCTGCGCGCCCAATCCGGTCCGCGTCTGGAGCGGCTACGGCCAGATCACCATTGACGGGCAGACCTTCGATGGCATCGGCGATCGGGGACTGGTCACGGCGTCAGGCGGCGGCCTGGGCGGGGCGGCGCAGGACGTCACCCTGACCCTGTCAGGCGTCGAGCCGGCGAACCTAGCCCTGCTCGATGCGGCGGCGCTGAAGGACGCGCCCGTCATCATCTGGCGGCTGATCTTCGACACCGCCGGCCAGACCCTGCTGGCGGCCACCGTCTTTACCCGGGGCCGCCTTGACACCCTGAACCCCAAGGTCGTGCCCGGGGGGACGGCGACCCTGGAGGCCCGCGTCGAGGGCGCGGCGAAGGGCTTGGGACGGTCCCGTGGCCGCACCCGTAGCGACACCGACCAGCGCCTTGATGCGCCCGACGACGCCGGGTTCTCGGCCACCAGCTATGCGGGCCAGAAGACGATCTATCTGGGCGGGAAGATCCCCGCCACCGTCTCGACCCTGCCCGGCGTGGGCGGCGTCACGACCAACAGCTACGAAGAGTGGTGAGGCGACCCATGGTCCGGGATCATCTGGCCTTGGTGGCCTACATGCGCGAGCGCATGCGAACCGGGTTCGCATGGGGCGGTCAGGATTGCGTGACGTTCGCGGCCGGCGCCGTCGAGGCGCAGACCGGCGCGGACCCACTGCGCGAGATCTCGTCGCGCTGGTCGACGGAACGCGGGGCGGCCCGGGTGCTGAAGACGTTCGGGGGTATGGAGGCGGCCGTCTCGTCGGTCCTGCGGCCGATCGCGCCCGCCATGGCGGCGCGCGGTGATGTCGCCGGCTGGCTAGACGGCAAGGGCCGGCTTCAGCTGGCGATCGTCGAGGGGGAAACCTTGATCGGTCCCGGTCAGGCCGGCCTGACCCGCCTGCCGCGCAAGGCCATGGTTAAGGCGTGGAGCGCTGAACGATGAGCAGCGCTTTGCGCCGCCGGTTGCGGTTCGGTGCGGTGATCGGGGCTCTGGCCTGGCTGGCGCCCGCCGCCGCCCATGCTGATCCCGTCACCGCGACCATCGCGGCGTTCGTCAACGTCATCGCCGGCGCGACGGCCGCCGCCGCCGTCGGCAACTTCCTGCTGGTCTACGGGACGCTGATCTACACGACGACCGCCAGCTGGGCGTTGTCGAAGCTTTCGGCGCCCAAGGGGGCCAGCTCGTCGCAAGAGCGCCAGGCCCAGGTCGCGGCCCTGACGGTCGGTGAAGTGCCGCGCGAAATGATCGTCGGCATGGCCGGCACCGGCGGTTCGCTGGTCGACGCCTACTACTACGGTGGCCAGTACGGCACCGACTGGAACACCTTCGTCATCGCCTTGGCCGACCATCGCTGCGAGGCCCTGGTGGGCTTCTATGTCGGCGACACCTATGTCCCCTTCACCGGGGACGGCCCGGTGGCGGGCTATAATGGCCAGTTGACCGTCTACTGGCGTTCGGGCGCGGCCGACGACGCGCCGTTCCCTGGCGACATCGCCGGCCTGGGGCCGGCGACGGCGGCGGGGTCGCTGAAGGGCGTGGCCCGGGTGGCCGTGTCCTACAAGGCCGACGCTCCGGACGCCAAGAACCCGATCTGGACCAGTGGTCGGCCGACCTTCCTCTGGGTGGTCAAGGGCGCGCGCTGCTACGACCCGCGCAAGGACGACACCGTCCCTGGCGGAGCTGGTCCGCATCGCTGGGACGATCCCGAGACCTGGGAGTGGTCGGAAAACGCCGAGATCTGCCGCTACGCCTTCGCGCGCGGCGTCTACGCTCTCGATGCGGTCGACAACCAGGCGGCGCTGCGCCTGGGTCGCGGCCTCAGCGTCTATGAGGCTCCGCCCGAACGGGTTTTCGCCGCGGCTAATTTGTGTGACGAGCCGGTGGATATCGGCAGCGGCACGCTGGAGCCCCGGTACCGCGTCGGCGGGGTGATCAAGTCCAACGAGACGTTCGACCGCGTTGAGCAGATGTTCGCCGACGCGACCGGCGGCTACATCATTCAGCCGGAGGGCGGCGTCGCGGTCGATCCGGGCCAAGCTCGGACTCCGGTCGCCTCGATCACTGACGATGATCTCCTGACGGGCATGGAGGCGGGCTTCAGCTACTTCCGGTCGGCGTCGGAGCGGGTCAACACCGTGGTGCCGCGCTATGTCGAGCCCTCCCAGAAATGGGCCGACACGGCGGCGACCGTATGCCGGGATCTGGACGACATAGCCGCCGACGGCGGGCCGGCTGAGGAGACCCTCGCCCTCCCGCTGGTCACGTCGCGCGCCCAGGCCGAGCGCCTCGGCGAAATGCGCCGCCGGCAGCACCGCCTGGAGCGGACCGCTACGATCCAACTGGGTCCTCGTTTCGCTCACCTGGAAGAGGGCGATTGGATCGAGTGGACGTCGGCTCGCTTCACCAAGGGTGAAACGGTCGTGTTCCGGATCACCGCCTATGCGCTGGATGCGGCGTGGCGCAACACGCTGGCCCTGGAGGAGACCAGCTACGACGTCTTCGGCTTCGGCGGCCTGCCCAGCACCCCTACGCCCGGCGAACCGTCGATCCCGCCAGGCGCCCTGGCGCTGGGTGGTGTCACCGTCACCCCGGTCCTGCTCCAGGGCGACAACGACAGCCTGCTGCCGGCGGTCCAGGCCGGCTGGGACGTGCCGGTAGACCCGGCCATCCTCACGGTCCGAGCGGAGGTCCGTCTCCAGGGCCAGACGGCGGTCGCGCCGACCGGCACGGCCGAGGTCAACTCGGGCCTGCTGGTGATCACCAACGGCGTGCCGCCCTCGGCACGCATCGAGGTTCGGCTTGTCCCCATGGGCGCTCCGGGCCGGGCGATTGTGCCGAGCAACTGGCATGCCGTCACGACCGGCGGCCTGGTCGCGAACGAAGCGCTCAATATCGGTGAGTTCACCAAGGAGCAGCTGCGAACCTGGACTCAGCTGACTGACCTGGCGAACGCCAACGCCCGGGACGCACTGATCCGCATCGCGGCGGCCGTGGCCCAAGCCTCGGCCTGGGACCAGGATCTCCTGGGCCAGATCCTGCCCGAGAGTGGTCGGCCGATCGGCGCGACCATCGACGACCAGGTCCGCATCGTCGAGGACAACACCCAGGCGATCGTGGAGCATCACGAGGAGATGCTCGTAGGGTTCGCCAACTCGGCGGCGGCGCTCTCGGCGGAAATGCTGGTTCGGGCCTCGGCCGACGAGGCCTTGTCGCTCTACGCGGTTAACCTGGCGGCCGTGGTCAGCTCGAACTACGCCACCGTCACCAGCCAGCTGGCGACGCTCACCACGAATACGAGCGCCACGGCCTCGGCGCTGACGACGCTGACGACGAACTTCAACAACAACGTGGCGTCGGTCAGCAGCCAGCTGACGGCCTTGTCGAACGCGGACATCGCCCAGGCCAGCAGCATCACGACGCTGTCGTCTACTGTCGGCGGTCACACCTCGTCGATCAGCTTCTTGAGCACCACGCTTTCAACGCTGAGCGGCCAGGTCGGCGCGGCCTTCGGCCTTCGCATCGCCGCCGGCAACAAGGCGATCGGCTTCAAGGGGATCAACAACGGGATCGAGGGTGGCTTCCTCTTCGATGCCGACTACTTCGGGATCTCGACCGGCCTGGGCACGGCTTATCCCTTCTTTGTGTCGGGCTCGACCGTCTACATGACCAACGTCGCGATCAGCGGGAGCCTGGTGGTCGCCGGGACGGTCGACGCGCCCCAGCTGGCGTCTCGCGCGGCCACCAGCACGTCGCGGTCAAACGCCTCTTGGACGATGACCGGCGGGAGCTTCTCGACGATCCTTTCGCATTACGTCTACCTGGCCAAGGCCGGGACGGTCGACAGTGACGCGGTGATCGCCCAGCACTTCCCGAGCGGCGACCGCAACTGGGAATTCCAGCTCTGGATCGACGGAGAACAGCAGTTCCGCTGCTACGGGGCCAATGGCCAGGACAGCGTCGCGCTGTCCGGCTCGAAGGACTGCGACGCCGGGTATCGGCTGGTCGAGGTCTATTGGAACGCACACTCGAGCGTGAACATCGACTACCGCATGCTCAAGTCCATGGGGAGCTGGTGATGACGGACAACATCAGCGCCGTGATCTATGAGCCCCTGCCCGACGATCCGTCGTCGGGTCGTATCCTCTGGTCGACCGTCGCGCCTCCGGGGGCGATGGCGATGGAGACGCGCCCCTGGGTGCCGACCCTGGTCTACGACGCCGACTACGACCGCAGCCACAAGGTCGAGGCGCGCCAGCTCGTCCAGACGCACCGGTGGCTTCTAGACGCCGACGGCCGCCGCGTCGGCCTTGAGCCCCTCTAACCTCAACAAGGAAGACGCCATGTCTGACACCACCACGGCCGCCGAGGCGGCCGGGGCGAGCCTTTCCGCGCTCGCCGAACTGAAGAGGCAGCAAACCAAGGCCAGCCTCGACCCGCTGCGCCGCCTTATCGCCCAGGCCGAGAGCCTGAATACCGGCCAGCTCACCGCTGTCGCCCTCACGCTCTCGCAGCTGGTCGATGAGCCCCAGTCCAAGAACACCATGGCCCAGATCGGCTTGCAGATCCTGCCGACCCTGCCGACCGCCCTGCGCGAGGCCTTGGCCAAGATCGAAAAGCAACTGGAATCCTGAGCATGTCCGACGCCGTCAGCATTCCTGACTTCGCGGCCCAGCTGGCCGAGCTGGTCCGCAATACCGAGCTGACCACGGAAGAGCTGGCGGCAGAGCTGGCGACCCTCTGGGGCACGACCGAGAACATTGTCCTGCTCTTCCAGCAGATGCAGGCGGTGATCGCAATCCGCTCGGACATCCTGTCGGCGTTTCAGGCCGCTCTGGGCCTGAAAGGCACCGTGGCGTCGGTCAGCGCTCTGCCAGCCGTCGCGGCCGAGCGGGACGCCTACAAGATCGAGAACGTCCTCGATGCCAAGGACGGGCACCTCTACGTGCGCGTCGCGGGCGCGTGGACGGATCTCGGTCGCCTGACGGGTTCGGTGGGGCGCAGCGCCTATGAAGTCGCCGTCGCCAACGGTTACGAGGGCACCGAGGAAGAGTACGCCCAAGACCCGATCAACAAGGCCGTCCTAGCCGCGACGGCCGCCGACGACGCGAACCTGGTTCGCATCGCCACCGATGAGGTGCGGGAGGAAACCCTCGCGGCAAAGGCGGCGGCCGAAGAGGCGGCCGACCTTGCAACCACGCGCGCTGAAGCCGCCCGCGTCGTCATCGACGCTGGTCTGACCTTCGTCTTCAGCAGCACTACGGCCGACGCCAACCCCGGCGTCGGTAAAGCGCGGTTCAGCTTCGCGGCGGCGACGTTGGGCCTGGCGGGGACCATCTACGTCAACAAGGCCTTCGCCGGCGGCGGCGACGCGTCGACCTGGATCGCCAATTTGACGACCAGCACGAACCCGACCAGCAAGGGCGAGCTGACGCTCCGACAAATCGACGACCCAACCAAGTTCGTCACGGCGTATGTCCAGGATGTCACCGACGCCTCGACATACGCCAAGATCAGCATCCAGGTCGCCGCGACCAACAACCCGGCCGGCGTGTTTGCGGACGGGGTCAAGCTGGCGGCGACCTTCGCCAAGGCTGGCAACACCGGCGCAGCCGGCGCGGCGGGCTCCAGCGCTGCGGACGCCGAGCGGATCAACGACCGCAAGCGCGCCTACCTGCCGCGCGAGCTGCACATCACGACCGGCAACAACAGCGCGGCGCGGGCCACTCGCGCTTGGTCGAGTGGCGTCGACGTGTGGACTATGCCGATCGGCGGCGACGCTTGGTGGGAGATCGAGCCCAACTTGCAGAACGGTTTCACCTTCACGGTAGGTGACGTGGTTAGCTTGGCGGTCGAGCGGGTCAGCGGAACGCCCAGCGCGATCACCGTTGAGCAATACAACGGCTCGACCTTGGTCGGCTCGGCCGTGAACATGACGCTCAAGGGCGATTTCTGGACCCTGGAGGGCCAGACGATCGCGGCGACCGTCACGAAGCTCCGGCTGCGGATCAAGAACCTGGGCATGCCCGATCCGCTGGTGTTCAAGCCGCCGCGCTTCGTGCGCGCGCCGTACTTCCTGCAAGAGCCGGTGGCGTCCGAAGGCTTGTTGCGCCAGATCGTCGACTTCCAGGACGGTCAGACGGCCTCGAACCTGTGGGCCAGTCCCACCTTCGAAATCGCTGCGGGCGCGCCGACGCAAACCGGAGGTGTCTTTACCCTGGCGGCCGGCGACTATATGCGCTTGCGCCTGCCCAATCCGTCGCTTCCAGTCGGAACCGTGGTCACGGCGCTGTTGAAGGCCACTCGCGCCAGCGCCTATCGCCGACTGTCTCTGGGCGAGAGCGCCAACACCACCCCGCCAGGGTCGACCAAGTCGTTCAGCCGTATCGGCAACACCGATTGGTATGTCGCGACCATGACGGTCGGGGAGGTCGTGCCGGCCGGCCCTGCCTATTTCTTCATTCTGGCCGACAACCGCGACCCGTCCGACCTATCGGCCACGGCTGCGGCGCTGACGATCCGTGCCGACGAGATCACTTTGGCGGTCGGCTCCACGCCGGTCATGCCGCGCCCGCCGTCGGCGGTCTCGGCCGCTCTGTCGGGGTTGCTGACCTCGGCCGCCGCGATGGTGGATGGCGAGAAGTCGCGCGCCCAAGGTGACCGCTTCGGCGATCGTCGCCGCGCCTACTTCCCCGTTCGCGCCGGCACGGCTGCGGGCAATTCCGGCGGCGCTAGTCTGACGCGCGCTTGGTCCAGCGGGTCTGACCAGCTGACGATGACGACGGGCGGCGACGCCTACTGGGAGTTCGCGCCGGTCCACATCAACGGCGCGATGAAGACCCGCTTCGCGGTCGGTGACCTGGTCGCCTTGGCGGTGGAAGCCGTCAGCGGCGCGCCGACGTCGATCACCGTCGAGCAGTTCAACGGCTCGACCCTGGTCGGCTCAGCGACGACGATGGTGCTCAAGGGCGACTACTACGTCGTGGAGGAACAGACGGTCGCGGCGACCGTGACCAAGATCCGTGTGCGCATCAAGAATACCAGCGCCACGCCCTTCGTCTTCCGGGCTCCGCAGTTCGTGCGCTCGCGATACTTCCTGCCGTTCCCGCACTCGACCGAGATCTTCGAACGCCAGGGCGTCGGCTTCGCGGAGGGGCAGGCCGCGTCGAGCATCTGGGCCAATCCGATGCTGGTCAACCTGATCGGAACGCCGACCTATGCCGGCGGGGTCTATACCTTCCCGGCGGGAAGCCAAGGCTACATCCGCTGTCCGATGGTCGGTCTGACGGCGGGCGACCAACTGACGGCGCTGATCAAGGTCGGCCGCACTGGCGCTCTGCGCCAGTTGGACTTCGGGGAGGCGGTCTCGACCAGCAACCCGCCGTCGCCGACCTCGTTCGCACGGATCGGCAACACCGATTGGTATCGCGCCAGCTTCATCGTCGGAGAGCAGGTCTCTGGCCCGACGTACTTCTCCATCTTCGTCGACAACCGCAACCCGGCCGACGGCTCGGAGGTCGCGGCCGACCTGACGATCGCCTCGACGGACATCAGCGTGGTCAAGGGCGACACGCCAGTGGTCCCGCGCGTGCCCGGCCCGGTCAAGGCGGCCATCGCGGCGGCCAGCGCTATCACGGTGTTGGTCGACACCACGGGCAGCGACGCCCTGACCGGCGACACCAAGGCGACGGCCGTCGCCTCGATCACGCGCGCGCTGGCGCTGGGCGCGACCCGGATCGGCCTGCGCGCGGGCCAGGATCACCGCACGACCGGGATCAGCTTCTCCGAGCTGAACTCGGCAGCCCTGTTCTCGTACAAGGTCGCCGGGGACACCGCCGATAAGGCTCGCGTGCTGGGTAGCGTGAACATTCCTGCCGCCTCGTTCACGGCGGACGGGACTTATCCCGCGCTCTACGGCGCCCCGGTGACCACCCCGGTCAACCCAGGCTGCGTCTGGGAGATCGCGGGTGGTGTTCCAGCGCGCATGGGCGTCCTGTCCTCGACGACCGGCTATCGGCCCTATCCGACCATGGCCGCCAGCAAGGCGGCGGCGGCTGGCGTGGCTGGCGGCTGCTGGTACGACGCGGCCGGCGGCAAGATCTATGTTCGACCCTATGGCGACGACATGACGGGCAAGAGCTACGAGGTCCCGGTCTGCGCTTCGGTGATGACCGTCACCGGCGTCGCCGAGTTCACCTGGGGCGGGGTCGATATCCAGTATGGGGCCAGCCACTGCGCGAATGTCTCGCGCACCAGCATGGCCTTCAAGAACATCGCCTACGGCCGTTCCGGCGCCGATGACGGGGTTCACCTGGCCGACAGCGCCTTCATCGGCGCGGGGCTGTACGCGATCGACTGCGGCGACGACGCGATCGGGACCGACAGCAACGTCGTGCTTCGGGCGACCCAGTGCTACTTCCAAGACGGCGCGGGGGACCACGTCGCGCCGCACGGTTCGAACCACGACATTGAGATTGACGGGGTGACCTCGGTCAACGCCGGCAAGATCTCGTTCGTGACGATCGGCGTGAACGCCAAGATCCGGCTGCGCAACTGGGTGGAGCGCGGGGCCTATACCTTCGCGATCCAGGTGCGGCCGAACAACGGGGCGTATGGCGCGGGCTCGACCCTGGTCGAGCTGGACAACTGCTCGTTCGAGACCGCCCTGGACTTCGCCAAGGACACCGCCGCGCTCAGCCTCAGGGCGCGCAACGTCAGCACGCCAAAGCTGTTCTGGGGCGGCGACGACGCGGACGTCCAGCGCGCCAGGCTGCGGGGGTCGGCTGACTCCGGCCTGCGCGTCGACGCTGGCGTCCTGACCGCCACTGACGTCGAGATCCGCCGCGCCGGCGTCTATGGCATCGACCTACGCGGCGGCGAGCTGATCATGAAGGGGGGAAGCGTGCTGCGCAGCGCCACCGGCATTCGACAGGTCGCCGGAACGCTCACGCTGGACGCGAACGACCCCGTCAATGTCTACGGCAACACCGCCCAGTTCAGCGGCGTGTCGGGCGGTGACCAGGCCAAGACAGTGAGCGTCGCGGCAGTGTAACGCTTCGGCCTCCAGAGACCTTTCAGAGGCCGAACACCTCTTCATGATAGCTCGTGATGTATCGGAATGGGCTCGGCGAATTTGTTCGACGACTCCACTCGATGCCGGCTGAGACCGTCAGGCCGGCCGCAGCGACGTTGCCCAGCAACGTCGCGAGTGGAGAATGCGCTAGATACCCAGCTCCCAGGGCGATCCCTGCCGGCACGAAATTGATACTCGCTAGGTCGGTCGCGAACTTGAACGGCAGGCGTCCCTCCCGCATGGTCCGAACATAGTCGTTGGATGCGGTCTCTAGAGCTTCCAAACCTGAATTGAGGGCGAGGGCCGGATCTGTCGATGCGGCGATGCGCTGATAGATCTCTTCGATATGGTGCCTCAGGGCAAGAAGTTCGGGCTGACGTCTAGACTTGAACTCCAGGATGTCGGCGAGCGGAACTTCTCTTTCCGGCACCGGGATAACGTTGGTCAGCTGAACGAGCGCGCCCCGCCCCGCGACCGTATCCTCCTCCGGAAAGAATTCCGGCCCAACAGGTTCAAGGGCGCCTGGGCCAAGAGCGCTGGTCCAGCTCCCCGGCTGCTGACTTTCGAGATGGTAGACAACGCCAAGGAAGACTTCGCGAGTGGTTTGCGCGGGCTCTCCTCCGTTGTGATCCACGGGAAGATAAGTAGCGAAACCTTCAGCACGCAGGAAGTCGAGATCTTGAGTGGGATTGCATAGTGCATTGCCATTCACCGGCACGGCAAGGTGATCCCACATGAGCATCCAGTGGCGAAGGTGCTGGCTATGTAGGTCGAACTTGGGACCAAGCACGGCCTCGCCGCGCTCGACGTTGATCACGATATCGCGTGAAACTATCAACCCGCGCATAGCTCTGCTCCCCGCTCGCTAGACGCTAAGGCTAAGCCTGAGCGACTGCTCCGGTCGAGTCCAAGCCATGCGAACCCGGTTCGCACCAATCACCACAGACCAGGCCGCCGGGCCGGAGGTAGGAGCATGCAGTGGATCTCCCCACGGCAGTCGAGAAGTATTGGGCGCACTTCACCGCTGCTGCGGCGGGCGTGTGGATCGTGGTCAAGGCGCTCTGGGACCGCTGGGACAAGCGCCGTGCCGACGCGGCGGCGGCCAAGGCCGCTGAGGCTGTTGTCGAGGTCGACCTCGCCCGCCTCACCCAGGATGCCGTCGGCAAGGCGGTGCAGATCCTGCGCGAGGAGGTCGAGCGGATCTCCGAGACCGCCGGGCGGCTTTCCGACGAGCTGGAGGAGGTACGGGCCGAGGTTCGGGAGCTGCATCGCATGATCGCGACCAAAGACGCCGAACTGGCGCTCGCCTACGGCAAGATCCGCCAGCTGGAAGCCGAGAATGAAGCGCTGCGCCGCCGACTGTTGGCGCTCGGCGAGCGGCCGGAGCTGCCGTTCCAAGCGGCGGAGATCGTCGCCGACGGGACGGTCAAGACGATGGGGGAGGCCTGAATGGACAAGGACCTCAACGCGACGGTCCAGGCCGCCGCCAGCGCCGTCAGCGGCCCGGGCACGCCCGACCAGGTGGCCGCGACGTCGAAGCCGGACCGTCTACTCCTGGTCGCCATGGCTGGGGCGGGTCCGGCGCTCTGCGTCATGCTGGGCCTGGTGATCTGGATCTTGGGAAGTCGCAACTGGCCGGCCTCGGTCTCGCCTGCCCAGATCAAGGGTCTTACGTGGATCGGCCTTAGCCTGTGCGGCTGTCTCGCCGTCACCGTCCTTCGCCTGGCCAGCGGGCAATTCAAGCGCGCCGACGTCAAGGCCGGCCCCGCTAGCGTCTCCATCGGCTCGGAGTAGGGGCCGAACCTCGCGAGCGCCGCTCGCGGGATCTCCCAGCAAAGGAAATCAGAATGAACACGCGAGCTTTGCCCGCGTGCGCCCTGGCGCTTATCCAGCGCTTCGAGGGGCTGCACGACGGCGACAAGAAAACCCCCGTCCTGGAGCCGCAGGCCGATCCGATCGGCATCTACACCGTCGGCTGGGGATACGCCCTCTTCGTGGGCGGTCGGCCGGTCAAGGACCGCGAAACCGCCTACCGCATTTGGCGTGAGCGCTGGCCCGCCGGCATGGTTCGCCAAGACGCGGACACGCTGCTGGCTAGGGAAGCCCAGGCGGTATGCGACAAGGTCGTCAAGCTGTTTCCCGCCACGCCGCTCACCGAAGGCCAGCTCGGCGCGATGGTGAGCCTGGCCTACAACATCGGGGTGGGCGAGATAGGCGGCGCGGCGGACTTCGCCGATAGCAGCGTCCGTAAGCGCCTGATCGCTGGCGACGTCCAGGGCGCGGCGGACGCCTTCCGCATGTGGCGGTTCGCCGGCGGGCGCGAGCTGCCCGGCTTGGTCGCAAGGCGTGAGGCCGAGCGGGCGGTGTTTCTGGGAGGCGTGCGGTGATCGCCGCGCTTCTCGCCGCCGTCGGCTCGCCGATCGGCCGCCGTCTGGCTGGCGCCGCCGGCATCCTGGCGGCTCTCGCGCTCACCGTCGCCGGTGTCTATGCCGCTGGCGTTTCGGCCGGCAAGGCGAAGGTCGCGGGAGACCGCGACGCATGGCGCCGCACCGCAGGCCAGTACCTCTCCTCGGCCAAGGCCTGGGAGAAGAGCTTCCGCAGCTCCGACAAGATCCGGGCCGAGGAGCGCTCCGACGCCGTCAGGGCCGTCGATGAGGCCGACAAGGCCTGTGATGCGCGGGTGGCCGCCGCCCGCCGCTCCTCGGCCGCCATCCAATCCATCGTGACCAGAGAGGTTCGCTATGACGAAAGTCGCTGTCCTGTTCGTGCTGTCGTTGGCTCTGGTGAGCTGCGCGACGCCCTCGGCCTCGCCGCCGCCGGCCGTTGAACAGCCCAGGCCCAAGGCTCCCAATCCCGGGATCTGCGCCGAGGTCCGCAAGGCTTCCCCCCTCCCGGCTGGCGCCAGCATCCCCCAGGCGGTGACGGCCGAGGAACGGTCGGGGCTGTCGCTGTTCCTGACGTGGGTGGCCGAGCTGGTCGACCACGACAAGGCCGCCACCGAGCGGAACGAGCTGGCGCGCCGCGAAGTCTGTAGCCCGCGATAGCCTGGCGCGCGCCGGGCCGAACCACGCCTTTTGCGCTCGCCTCCGGGCTGGAGCGCCACACCATCGGCTTAGCCGAGGCGAACCGGCCGCCTACCGCCGGCCTTCCCCAGGAGAACCTATGAGCTACTCATTCAGTGTGACGGCCGCGTCGAAGGCCGAGGCCAAGCAGAAGATCGCCGCCGAGTTCGACAGCATCCTTGCCAGCCAGCCGGTCCACGCCGCCGATCGGGCCTCGGCTCAAGCCGCTGCTGAAGCCTTCGTCGACGTTCTCAAGGACCCGGCCGAGGACGAACAGATCGCGGTGTCCGTCAACGGTTACGTCTCGTGGCGCGCCGAGGGCGAGTTCACCGGCGCGAGCGTCGGCGTCAGCGCCGGTGTTCGACCCAAGGCCTAGGCCGCGTCGAGATCTCCAAACCAGAAGGCCCCGCCAGCGCAAGCCGGCGGGGCCTTTCGCGTTTTCAGCGCTGCGGCGCGTAGGGGCGGCCGGGGCGGAAGGCCGCGCG